GACATCGACGCTATCGAAGCCGGCCTTTCCGCCAAGATCGACGAGGTCTATGCGACGCTGACCGGATCGTAACATGGCCATTCTGGATGACCTTGGTTTGACGCCGGAGATAGCGGTTTCCATCACCCGCTATCTTGTGGCCAGTTACACCGGACCAACCGTCCGGCTGGAAGACGCTGGCGCGAACCAAGCCGACTTCTACCCCGATGGTCTAGGCGGCATTGCACAAGGGTCTTCTCTTGGCGATGCCCCTTCGGTTTGGGGGACCGCACCGTTCTCTATCGTCACGCTCTATGAACAGTCCAATGGCCGTGACTTCGATGTCGCCGTAAACGCTGGCGTCCTCGTGGATGATGTTCATCCCGCAGGGCTTTGGGGGGCTACCGGTCTTCAAATGGAAACCGGGACCGCTATCGACATGATCGCGAACGAAAGCGACAGTCGCGTCATTTCAGGCGTCGTTATGAACAACGGCGATATTACGCCCCCCGGCGGTTCGGTAATATTCTTCGGGCAATCCGTAGCAAGTTTGGCTGGTTTGCATTTTGATTATTTTGACGAACTTGACGGTACGCCCGCTAATAAAATTCGGGGCAAAGTTGTTGGCGATAGTGGTGCACCAATTGCCGTAGGCGCTGATCTTGTCGCGGAAGGCAACACCGTCGTTTTTCAAGCGTTGAAGCCTCATGCCGGGACTAGCAGCGACGTTAATGCTTGGACTGTAGACGACATCGAGTTGTACACCGAAGATGCTCTAGACGCTCAAGTTCTCGTCGCTGATGGCGCTAGATGGGATTTTCGTGTCTTCGATTGGACGATCCGAACGCAAATTGCGGACGCCGACGAAGACTTCGTATTCTTTGAAGGCGTCGTTCTTCGCAGTAGTTCTGATATTTCCGACGCTACCCGTTCCGCCTTGGCGCAAGACCAGATGGCGTACTATGAAACGCGAGATTATGTGCCAGGTAGCGGAGGGACAAATCTTACAACAAGCCAAGAACGATCCACCGCCATTGCCCTGTCCCTCGCGACCGCGAAAACCATCGGTGCCGCTGCCGAGGTAGATGTATCAATAGCTCTATCGAAAGGGCTTGCTACAGACCTTGGCATAGCGACGGAAACAGCCGTTGCGCTGCCTTTGACGACAAAGACGGCCAGGACGCTCCTTACTGCGCTCGAAGCCGATGCGGCTGGCGATCTGGCGCTTGCGGTCGCCAAGGCATTGGGTGGCGCCGCGGAAACGGATCAGGCGGCCGCCCTAGACACGAGCGAAGCTCTGACCTTGCAGCCTGCGACGGAGGTAAACCGGGCCCTGACGCTGCTGGCCGGTCTGTTCCTGGGCACGGCAACCGACAACGAGACGGCCATCCCGTTGTCGACCGCGACTATCCGAACGCTTGGATTGGTGAGCGAAGCGGAAAACGCTCTGCCGATCACGCTTGCAGCTGCCAAGACCCTCGGGATCGCTGGCGACGAGGAAGCCGCGCTCGTTCTGAGCAGACCTACGATCAAAACACTGCTTGCGGCTGCGGCAGTGGACTTCGCGGTCATGCTCAGTCGTGGAACGGCCTTGAACCTGTCAACCGCGGTGGAAGAGGACGCAGCGGCGTCAATGTCCCTCGCATCGGCCCTGACGATCGTCACGGCGGCGGAAAGCAGCGACGCCATCCTGCTTTCGCGACCGACATTGAAGAGCCTTGGTCTGGCTTCCGAGCAAAACCTCGCCATTCCACTCTCGTCGACCGAACATCTCGGGCCCTACACGAAGATCCAAAGGGCGATTGATCTGCGTCTTGCCCAATACCAGGACGAGAACGTGGCTTGGGAGAACTTCTCCTACGAGCCCAAGACTGGTACGCCTTACCTGAAGCCGTTTCTTCTACCGGCAGAACCGAACGTCTTGACCGTCGGCGTAAAGCCCTTCCTGCAGAACACCGGCATCTATCAAATCTCGGTCGTTCACCCGATCGGTGAAGGGAAAGCGGCGGCCGTGAAGCAGGCGGACGAACTCGTCACTCACTTCAAGCGCGGTACGGTTCTGAGCCTTGGCAGCCTCACTGTTCGCATCGACCGTTGCTGGCATGGCTCACCGCAGAAGAGCGAGGCTTGGTACGTCGTCCCGGTATCCTTCATCTGGCGCGCGGAGACGCAGGAGAGCGCTTTTCCGATCTCCTACAACCTGGGGGCCAGCGAGACCGTCGGCGGGAACTACGAGACCATCCAGCGCGCCTTGGACAGCGTTCTATTCCAGTATCAGAGCGAAAACGTGGCCTGGGAGAATGTCCAGTACGAGCCGACGACCGGCACGCCCTATCTGGAACCCTATTTCAATCCGAACGAGCCCACACAGGCCGAGAGGAACGCCGGCGCGGCCAACCGCATTACCGGCACCTACGAGATCATGGTCTATGGGCCTCATGGCCCCGGCAAGAAAGCGGTCATCGAGAAGGCCGACGCCATCATCAACAAGTTTCGCGCCGGATCGACCATAAAGCTCGACGGCCGCGCGATACGCATCGAACGGGCATGGCAAGCCACTGCCGTGCCGATGGAAGCCTGGATCCAGGTTCCCGTCACCATCTTCTGGCGGGTCGACACACCCAACCAGTAGGCGTCCCCAGCGGCGCACACGCACCGCCCGACGGCGGCCCTTTCACATATGGAGGACAATCCAATGTTCGCTTCCGGTTCTGAACATGCCGTCAGCTACGTGGCGGAATCGACCTATGCGACCACGCCCGGCTCGCCGACCATGAAGGCGCTCCGCACGCGCGATGGCGTCAATCTCAACATGACGAAACAGACGCTCACGTCGCAGGAAACCCGCGATGACCGGCAAATCGTCACCGAACGGCACGGCAACCAGCAATCCGCCGGCGATCTGCCGTTTGAACTGTCCTACAGCAGCCAGGACGATTTCATCGAAGCGGCGCTGATGGGCACTTGGGCGGCTTCGGTCGACCTGACCGCGACCGATATCAGCGCGGCCAATTCGGACAACTCGTTCAACACCGTCGGCGCGGTCGATTTCTCGGCTTTCGAGACGGGCGACGAGATCACGGTTTCGGGCTTCACCGATCCGGACAACAACGGCACCTTCGTCATCGCCACGAAGACCAGCACGAAGATCACCGTCACCGGCGGGACGCTGGCGGATGAGGCGGCGGGCGATAGTGTCCAGATCGTTTCTTCCCGGCAGAAAGTCACCGCCGGCAAGGTGAACCGCAGTTTCACGATCGAGCGCCGTTTCACCGATATCACCCAGTTCTTCCGCTATGTCGGCCAGCGTGTGAACACCTTCAATCTCAACATCGCCCCGAATGCCATGGTCACGGGCACCTTCGGCATGGTCGGGTCCGGCCTGACCCCGTCTGGCACCTCGCTCGGCACGCCGACGGCCGCCCCGACGACGGAAGTCCTGGACAGCTTCACCGGCGTGCTGAAGGAAAACGACACCGAGATCGCCATTGTCACCGGTCTCGACCTCAGCCTCGACAACGGCGTGAACCCGCTGTTCGTCGTCGGGTCCAAACAGGTCGCGGAGACCGACCGCGGCCGCAGCAACCTGACAGGATCGCTGACCGCCTACTTCCCCGACGCGACGCTGCTCAACAAATTCGTCAACGAGACGGAAAGCTCGCTCTACATCACCCTGCCGGACGCCGCCGGGAACGAGATCCGCATCAATCTGCCGCGGATCAAATACAACGGCGCCGACATCCCGCAGAGCGGTGAAGGCGCGCTCGTGCAGACCCTTCCAATCCGTGCCCTTCGGGACGCGACGGAGGGGACGAACATCGTCTGGGAGCGGAAGCCGACCACTTCCTAATCCAATCCCATTAACTCACTGCAACAAGGAGAATTGTGAATGTCTGAGAACGAAAAAAAGAGCGGGGCCGGCTTCGATCTGGCCTCGCTCGACACCATCGCCGCATCCAATGAAGGCGAATGGATGAACGTCATGCATCCGAAGACGGATGAACCGATCGGGGCCAGGATCAAACTGGCCGGGCCGGACAGCGATATCGTCAAGAAGGCCCAGAACAAGATCACCAACCGCCGTCTCAAAGGGCGGGGCCGGAACAAGCTCGACGCGGAGTCGATCAACGAAGAGCAGGTCGAAATGCTTGCTTCCTGCACGCTCGGCTGGGAGGGGATCGTCGTCAACGGGGAAGAGGTGAAGTTCTCCAAGGATAACGCGGTCAACCTCTACCTCAAGTATCCCTGGATCATGGAACAGGTGAACATTTTCATCGGTGATCGGGCAAATTTTATCAAGAG